GGGGGACGAAAATGGAGTACGGGGGGTGGTGGGGTGGTGTGAGGTGGTGGGGTGGGGAGAAGAGGATATTTTATGGTCCCTTTCCGGTAAATAGTAGTCACCACGCTCACCACGCTCATTGGTTGATGGTTGACTACATAAAAAAAAGGCGGAACGTTTATTATATTTATAATTTTCGTCCCATTTATTATTTTTAAACACGGAATATTTGGAAGGATTGCTATAGAAGGATTGGGATGTTGGGGGCGGGGGCGGAGGAGGGATAGAGGCGGGAGTAGGCATTCCGCCATAACTTGCTAAATATGGTTTTGAATAATTGGAATTATATAATCCTCCTTGGTTGGTTCTTTCTTGATTGGTTCTTTCTTGATTGGTTCTTTCTTGGTTGGTTCTTTCTTGATTGGTTCTTTTTTGTGTATTTTTTTCTTGATATTTTGTCATACAACCATTTTCGGTGTACCCTTCCATAAGCTCCCTACGGTCGCTTTCGGGTAAATAGTATAGTTCCATTTCACACGGTTCGTCGGTGGAAGATGATGGGAAAAAGTTGCTATTCATATTTCTACTCCACGTATGGTTTTTATAAACTGTATTATTACTACCGAATCCATTCCCGGTGGCCACTCCACCGACACCACCGACACCACTATATAAATAACTTGTTTGTGATTTCATTTTTTTATAAAAAAGGAGGGAAGGTGAAACAAAACACACACTCAAAACAACAAGTGGATTAGATAAATATACGGAATTTTTTTATATCATTTTACATAGTAAAAACAATACTCCCGGTCAAATGAGTTTTGTAGAAACACCTAAAAAATTAGACGCAAATGTATGGGGAAAACATTACTGGTTTTTTCTTCATACGGTCGCCTATGCCTATCCAGAGCACCCCACGGCGGTAACAAAACGCAAATATTACGACTTGGTGATTAATTTCCCCCTTTTTATTCCAGACCAAGAAATGGGGGATCGGTTTGCTACATTTCTCGATAAATATCCCGTTACCCCTTATTTAGACAAACGGGAGTCTTTTATTTACTGGTGTTGGTTTATTCATAATAAAATGAACCGTTTTTTAGAAAAGGAAGAAATAACCCTCTATGAATCAATGGACCATATGTTAGATGCATACAAACCCACGACAAAAACGTTCTTTGAAAATACCATACAATCTATTTACAGTTGGGTGAATACAAAGAAGAATGTATTTTTTATCGTCGTTTTTATAATACTGTTTTTCTTTATTTTTTATGCAAAATAAACCGGGCATCGAGGGGCGGCATCGGTGTCGGGGGAGTCATCCGTATCAGGGGCGGTGTCTGGTGAGTCATCCGTATCAGGGGCGGTATCAAAGTCTGTATCGGTATCGGGGGCGGGGTTGGCATCGGGGTCGGCATCCGGGTCTGTATCAGGATTAGTATCGGTATCCATTTCGCTATTCGGGACGGGTGTGGGGGTAGTATTTGAATTATTGTCCGGGTCAAATGCGGGTGGGGCATCACCGCCCTGCTCTTCCTCATCGGTTTCTATATCCATAACCGAATACAAAAAATTAAGGTATTTATTACGGAAAAATGCCGGTAAAATCCCCCACAAGAGAATATATTTATTGTCTTTGTTGAATAGCTTTAATATATTTGGATATTCAATAATTATAAAATCATCAATGACTTTTGTAACTCGATGGTTCAATTGCCATATTTGTATTTTTCTTGCAACAATCGGGGATATATTATTATAAAGAATGGATGAATCATAAAACGTTAATATTCTATTGATTATTTTACGAGGGTTTTTTTTACAAATCACATTAAATAGAAAACGATAAGTCAAATGAAAGTTTCCTATATCTTTCAAAAGAGCCGGTGGTTGTGGTTGGCGGGTATAAGATAATATATATAACTTTAATTCCTCCGGTAAGGAACGTATATATTTTCGTAATTGCTTCCTTTTATTTATTTCATTTGAGCAAATGACTGGTTTGTTTTTTTTATACGCAAATGTTTTTTTACGGCTTGTCAAAAATGAAAAACATCCGCAACCTAATATATCCTCTTCCTTTTCTTCCCCGTCCACATATTCCTTTTCTTTTCCGTCCCCGTATTCCTTTTCTTTTCCGTCCCCGTATTCCTTTTCTTTCCCGTCTTGCTTTTGTACATTCATATCATTTTCCTCTTCCTCCTCCTTTTCTTCTACATTATCCGTTTCTTTGCCACACATCATCGTATAAACACGTGTGAGGTAATTCATATATATAAATATAAAATAATTTATATACATTATTTTTTATCTAGTTTGGTTTCATACCGTCTTACAAGTGTTTTCCAGAAAATAAAAGAAATACTATAAGCTTGTTTTACAAAAGGGAGGGGTGGAGGTTCCCTACAATAGCATCTATATTAATAATCCCTCCCGTAGGTGGTTTTTTATTATTCGTATTATTCATTTTATTCGTATTATTCATTTTATTTATTTTATTCATAATATTTTTATTACTAACTACAAATTTACGAAATACGGGGTTTTGTAACTGGTTTTGAGGAGTATGCCGTGTCACCTTATGCGAAATAGCCTTATATAGTTTAAATCCGGAAAAACGTTCTTGGCCTGTCTTTTTATAAAGAATATTTTTGCCTTTGTCGTCCAAACACCATTCATATATCAATCTTTGAAATCTATCCATATTTTTCAATACCGGAGTAGGGGTATTTTCTTCAATGACAAAATCGTAAATACTACAACCAAGACGACAAAGATCGAAACTATAGTTTGGTAATACAAGTGGTTTTTTAGGGTTATAAAACGGGGGGAAATTATATTGAGTAGATGCATCCCCGTGGGAAGAAAAACTGTCGCTACAAAACGTTTTATTTTGAAACTTATATATGGCTCTTCCAAAGTCGATTATTTTATAGATACGTCCATAGGTTGGAACACGGTAAACGAGTCCTTTGTATTGGTAATATAAATGTGTTTCTTCTGTATTCACATAGGCTATATTATTTGTATGGAGATCATTATGAGTAAAATCAAAGACTTCTTGATAAATAATAAGGGTCATTATTATTTGAAACATTGCGGAAATACCCGTGACTTCATCGATGAAATCGTTCATAAAGAGTTCGTCTAATGTGCCGTCGCATTTTTCCATACAAATCATTTGAACGGGGAAATTTTTAATATAGGAATAGGTTTCGTTTTCAATATTGTCGCTGTCGTTGCTGCCGTCGCTACCGCTCTTGTCACTATTGCCGTCCTCATCTTCCCATTCAGTACTATCATTGTCCTCCTCGTCCTCATCATCTTCTTTTTCATCCTCATCCTTTTTTTCCTCCTCGTCCTCATCATCTTCTTTTTCATCCTCATCATCTTCTTTTTCCTCCTCATCATCATCCTCATCCTTTTCTTCTTCTTCCTCCTCGTCCTCCTCATCCTTCTCTTCTCCCGCCTTCTCCTCCACGTCCTCCGTGCTTTCTTTGTCGCTACCATCACTACTACTACTATCGTCGTCTTCGGTACTTTCCCCATCCATACTACTATCACTTGTATTTTCATTTATTGGTTTGGTATACATTTCGACCAGTTCATCCATTCCACCAATGATACCATCATCCACTCCACCAATCAACTCTAACGGGGAGGTGGAAGTATTTATTCCCCCGATATGACCGTTTTCCGGTAAACTGCAAAATTCCACCTCGCTACACCCCTCCGTAGTTTCCAATATTTGTATTTTTTTCTTATTTTTATGCGATTGCCCCGTATGGTTTTCACTATGACCTTTCCAATTTTCCAAGTGAAATAGCTTATCTATATTCGCATTAAAAAACGCAAAGTTTTCCAAATATTCCGTATCTTCTTCAATATTGACTTTGAAGAATTCCTGGATTCCCAAATAGGAACCATAAAAATCGATCCCGTGTACAATATTATATTTATTTAATAGAATACTTGAAAGATAATAGAAAAAACAGTCAATATAAGAAGCGTTATGGATAGAAAACAGTTTATTTTCCACCGTCTTTGGTTCATATCCCACCTCGGTGTCTTTCAATTGAGGCAATTTCAAAGAATCCGGTTTTGTTAAATCCAATGAAACATATTTACCGCTCATATATCGTAGTGAATCTATCAGGGGTGAAAATTTGACAAATACGTCTTTGGAAACAACCTCCCCCGTTTTCAAGTCCACGATTTCTTTCAATGTTTGAATACGGTATTTATGATTAAAGGTTATAGAATTGTAGTTTTTTTCATTTAGTTCAAAGAAGACGGAATAAATAGGATTATATTGCTGTAATTGGTCGATTTTAAACGGTTCATAAAAAGAGTGTTTTTTTATAGTGTCGTCATTTTCCCAACTTTTTACTAAACTGTTTATATCAATTGGTTTTGTTTTATAGTAATTTACTATTGTAGATAATTCGGTATTGACATCTTTGACAAAGGAAGCCATTCTATTATGATATATATGAAATACTAAAACTAAAATCATTGAAGAACGCACGCTCTCATTCCTTTCACCGCCCGAGACAGACCCCATCCCCCCTCCCAACCACCTTATCAGGTTGAACCTCCGGTGATAGAAAAAATACTTTATTTAACTAGAACCTCAAAATAGTGACTTTCCGGTATTTTTCAAATAGTAGTGTTATATATAATCGTCAATGTTACCTACACATTTTTATTTAATACTTGTCATTGCGATTACAATAATAATAACGATATATTACTATAAAGTTAAAAACCAGCACAATGTTAATGAACCATATGACATTGATGAAATGAATATATCCAACACGTTACTCATAGAAAAAAGCAACAACTATATTAATTATTTTATTCCCAACCTCAAAGACCCGCCAATTATACCGCTCAAGATTTTCCAAACGTGGCATTCAAAGAACTTACCCCCCGAAATGAAAAAATGTGTTTTTTCTTTGAAAAAATCCAATCCGGAATTCGAATATTATATTTTTGACGATAATGACTGCCGTGAGTTTATTAAAAACCATTTTAGTATTGCCGTGTTGAATGCATTCGATAAACTCAAACCGGGTGCATTTAAAGCGGATTTATGGCGGTGTTGTATTTTGTACGTTTACGGTGGAATATATTTAGATATTAAATTTTCTTGTGTAAACGGGTTTAAGTTCATTACCCTGACAAACGACGAATACTTTGTACGTGATTACGGGAATGATTTGGCGGTGTATAATGCAGTAATGATATGTAAACCACATAACCATATACTATTAAATAGTATTAAACAGATTGTTCAAAATGTAGAACTGGAATATTATGGGACTTCTCCGTTAGAAGTGACGGGCCCGAAAATGATGATCAAGTTTTTTACACCAAATGAAAAACGTAATCTTAACCGGCTTTATTTGAAAGTGAGTGGTAATGATTTATATATAATTAATGAAGATAATAAACCTATTTTGAAAAATTACGCCAAGTATAAAGTAGAAAGACAGACTTTTCAAATTAATCAACACTATAGTGTTCTTTGGGGAAATCATAATATATACAACTAATTGTAGGGAACCTACGGTTCCCCTACGACCCCTCCCTTTTGAAAGCATCTTGTAAAGCGGATTGTAAAGCACGTTATAAAGCTCATTGTAAAAGGGAGGGGGTGTAGTGAAACAGTAGGTTCCCTACAGGGGTGTAAAGTGGGTTGTAAAAGGGAGGGGTCGTAGGGGAACCGTAGGTTCCCTACACCGGAGGTTCCCTACACCGGAGGTTCCCTACAATAATCTATATAAAATAATACTATTTTTGTTATATATTTGCTATGCGAGATATAATTATAGTCATTACAATCATTTGTTTGGTAACTATTGTTGCATTTCTACTTTATAAAATATACGATTTATATCTTAAAAAATACATAACCTCCAAAATTATCCTCCCCACCCCTACAAACTTGAAATATCCATATATCCCCCCTTCATTGGATAATACCGGTTATAACGAAATACCAAAAGTAGTATATCAAACGTGGAATACACATTCACTCCCCCCGTTAATGAAAGAAACACACGAAAAATTCAAAGAGGACAATCCCGAGTTTCAATATATCTTATTTGACGACAATGAATCCCGCAAGTTTATTGAAACGCATTTTGAGGGGGAAGTATTAAATGCGTACGACACACTTTTACCGGGGGCATTCAAAGCCGACCTTTGGCGGTATTGTGTTCTTTATGTAAATGGGGGTATTTATTTAGATATTAAATATATGCTATTGCCCCCGCCGCCGGAGGAGGAGGGTATCGAACATACCGAGACGGAAGGCACAAAGACCCCGTATTTCCGTTTAATTGACCTCTTTGACAAAGAAAAATACCCGATTCCAATGGTGGTGGAAACCAGCCCCCTGTATGTTTATACCGGATTATTAATGACGCCGCCGAAAAACCCTCTTTACACCGAATGTATACGGCGAATCGTGGAGAATGTGAAACACGAATTTTATGGAAACTCGCCGATGGCTCCAACCGGCCCGGAATTGTTTGGAGGATTGATTGAAGAGGCGGACAAAAAACGGGCGGTTCTTTTTTATTATGACGATTATTTTTTGAAAGAAGAAGAAAAGGAAAAGCGGGAAAAATATTATAAACAGGGATTTATCAAAGATACCCGGAATGAAAAGGACATTCTTTGCCACTATTTGGATTATCGTATTGAACAAATGGAATATTCCAAAACAGGATATTGGATGAATTTATGGAAGACACACGAAATTTACAAGCTTCCTACCCCCGCCGCTACCTTCGCTACCACCTCCTTCTGGCCGCTTTTTGGTAAATAATGGATTATCTAAATATATTTTTCATCCATATAATAAATTGTGTATCGATACAAAAAACGAGATGTAATATTTCACCCAAAACAAATAGACCGATAAAACATTTCCAAAAGGCGATTTGAAAGAACCACGAAATAAAAAATGCGCCGATGGCGGTTTGTACAAAATCGGCCACGGCCAAGCCTAAAAACCTGGTTTGATGAATACCTTGGTTTGGAATTCCAAAAAGATACTTGTATTTACAAAACGGGTTTGACATTTATTTATATATAAAATATTGTAAATCCGAGTTTAGCGAGGGAGTTTGTAGGTTCCCTCCGGTGCAGGGAACCTACGGTTCCCCTACGACCCCTCCCTTTTTCAATGTTTTCTCAAATGTGTTTTTAATCCGCTTCACAAAAGGGAGGAGTCGTAGGGAAAGATACGAAAAGCGAGTGCAAGGAGCTTGTATTATTTCTTTTATTTACCTACAAGCGACTGTAAGGAGCTTGTAGGTAAATGGAGTTTGTAGGTAAATGGGAACCGTAGGTTCCCTACGGAAAATTGATTATTTCAATATTAATAATACTCGTTAATAATAATACTCGTTAATAATAACCTATATCAAATATGGATTTTGAAACACTAAAGTCATTTACATTCAAGCGAATCGAAACGGGGGAAGAAGTTACTTTGCAATTTTCAACCAATACGGTTTTATGTAAATTCATTGCGGATATTTCAAGGATTTTCAAAGAAAAATACAATATTGAACATTACAGTCTAATCCAAGGAGGGACTGAATTGGCGGAGCAAGGTAGAGTATATAATTTTTACGACTACCCAACACGGACAACTACTGTCCAACAATTGTTTGAAAATACAGTGTGCTTTTATATTAAAAATGCATAATACAATACCAAAGAACATCACACAACATACTAAAATACCAAATCACACATCGCCCCTAAAGTAGTTTTCACACACCGCCGTATAAAAGGGAGGTTCCATACACCGCCGTATAAAAGGGAGGGGTCGTAGGGGAACCGTAGGTTCCCTACACCGGAGGTTCCCTACTAAAAATGAAATATATATAAATGAGGATAGAAATCGTTTTATTTTTTATTGCGGCACTAGTCATTGCAAATATTTACTATGAAGGGAAAATAGTAAGATATATCAGTTCTAAAAAAAAGTATTTGCAAATGGCGGGTGTTTTATTCGCCTTCTTTATGGTTTACTATTTAATAAAAAAAAACCCCTTATCTGCCCAGCAAATACTTACTACGTCAAATGAGTATGTGAAATATCTACCTTTGGATAAGGGGACGGTTAATATGATAAGCCCAATATTAGACTTTAGCTGTAAAACAAATTGGACAAGTAACAGTGGTAACTACATCGGGGGCGGGGGCAATAACCCTATTATTGAAGTTCAGGCGTTGAAAAAAACCCATAGTAATACCAGTACCGTAAAACGATGTGTATCGGAAACAAAAAAGAAATACATTAGTGCTCAACAAGGTTGGAAGTGTGGACATTGCCAACAACAGTTAAGTTCCACTTATGAAGTAGATCATATTATTCCACTTTACAAGGGGGGGAGTAACGATTTGACAAACTTGGTTAGTCTTTGTCCAAACTGTCACCGTAAAAAAACAGCAATGGATCGTATGAAAACTGACCAGTAAAAGGGAATATTTCACCCTCACCCACTCCATTCCCACCCATACGGTTGTATATTTCAATATACCTATCTTTGTACACTCCTATATTCCTATCTTTGTACACTCCTACATTTCCAATGATTAATTGTATTCTTTAAAAATTAGGCGTGTCGGTAAATATTTCCGTGCTAGTTCCTCCTTCCCCTCCACCACCGCCGCCCCCGCCAAACATTGAAGCCGGGGTCATTTTGGCATCAGTCACTACATTCATAAACTCTTCGATATATTCACTAAAATTAAATAGGATATAGGTAGCTGTCAAAGAAGCAATAAAAACAATCAAAGTATCACGAAAAATCACTTTTAGTGGCTTGTCTTCTTTGTCAATAAACTTCATTTCGGCAAACTTGCTTGCAAAAAACAAAACACTTGTAACAACCGGAATAATCAATACATTGGTTGAATTTAAATTAAAAGGCATTTAAATAATAAACTTTATACAATTATTAAAAAAATAATTATATAAAACTAACGGTTCCCCATTTACCTACAAACTGTAGGGGAACCGTAGGTTCCCTACAATACTACCTTGCTATGCTCGTCAGTATTTTTTCCAACGGTCGTTTTCTGGTAAATTAAAGAAAACTTATGGAAGGGAGGGGTCGTAGGGGAACCGTAGGTTCCCTACATTATATAAGTTCTTCTATCCCCGTTAGTAAAACCGGGTCATTAAACCCGTTTTTGGAAGGCACCACTGTTTCTTTATTATTATTAACGTCAAATACATCTATATTTCCTAAATAAACATTGTCCTCGTGAATTTTTAATCGGCTATTTTCACCTTCCTCCTCATTTTCTTCCTCCTCCTCCTCCAATTTACGTTTTATTGAGTTGGACATACTAATTTCTTCCAACCGGTCTAAATTTTTAGGGGCGTGTTCTTGACTTTCTAGCCCCTTTTCATCAATCATATAATCTATATCATTAAACTTCAAAGTGGTAGTCGGTTCTTCATTGTCATTTATATTGCTTATAGTGGGGACAACACTCGGGGGTTCCGTTTCCATACTTATGGGTTTCTCCCCCTCCTCCGTTTCCACATTATTAGTATTTCTTTGAAACCCCTCCCCCTCGCCATTCCCGTTTCCATTCCCGTTTTTATGAATCGCCGGGTTTTCCATATTTTCTATAAAAACTTCTTCCTCGTGTTCTACTGATTCGTCTAAATAAGCACGGACGATTTGTTCCGTAGGAATACTTTCCCGTATGGTTGTCATAATACATTCACGGATGATTAATTCTATTTCACGATTATATTGTTGTATTTTCAAAGAAGTAATAGTAGCCCCTCGTTCATACAAGTAAACATTTGCATATATTTTACGGGCAACGTGTATATATATACTATGAATGAAATGTTCCAGTTTAGGGATCGATAAATCTATTTTCTTCTGTTTATTCCCCACCCGGATACAAGTAAGAACTTTCAACTGAATAATATGGACACAGGTGATTAAATCGCTGATATAGTTACAACCACTCTTGTTTATAATTCTTTGAACTTCTTCTTGAATAATAACAGAATTCCATTGGGGAATTTTGGAAAGAAGGTTTTGAAAGGTTAATAGGTATTTTACGTGTTCGTTATTTTCCACACACATTTTATAGGCCTCGTTAAATATGGATTTTATTCCTTCATTAATATGAGGAAGTAGAATATATATAAGTCTTTCACACCACTCATTACGGGAGTCGTTCAAATTCGGGATTAAATAGTCGTCCATTATATCTTTGCCAAATCTTTTATTTTTTTATTTTAAACTAGTTGTAGGGAAGTAGGGAACCTCCGGTGTAGGGAACCTCCGGTGTAGGGAACCTACGGTTCCCCTACGACCCCTCCCTTTTGTAAAGCGGATTGAAAAATATTATTGTAGGGAACCTACACCCCCTTCCTTTTGTAAAGCAGGTTAAAAAATAGTATTGTAGGGAACCTACACCCCCTTCCTTTTGTAAAGCAGGTTAAAAAATAGTATTGTAGGGAACCTAGAGACCGTATGAAGCTTGTATGAAAATTGAAAAAGGGCGGGTGCAGGGTTGGGGGTGAGGTTGGGGGAGGGTGCATTATTACTTGAATTGTTCAAACGCCTTGGAAATAGGAACAATAGCGGATTTGCTATTTGTAAAAAACGTTTCATATTCTTTCAAATTCGTATCAAATATATTCAATCTAACAGTTGTAAACTGAACCCCATACTCTACCACAAACGGTTTCAAAACCGGATTACTCAAATTATACACCACGTCCGGATAGGCCACCGTCAATACGTTCAAATTCGTCCCTTTGGTTGCCGGGTCAATTGCCGGCGGTCTAGTACTTTGACTCATCAAACTATCATATGTCACCAACTTCAACGATTTCCCCCCGCTCTCCGTATTGATAAATCTCGACAAGTTGAAACAATTATTTTCCTCCTCCCCGATTAAAACGGAACAATTAGGTAAAGAATCATAATCGGGGGCTGCCATAATATCTATAAATACCACTATCTTACCCATAATATCTTCCAGTTCCGTATCGGCATCTACTTTAAAATTATACATACGATTTTTAATATTTTTATCAACCATCTTTGCCACCATTTCATAAAAAGTAGCGTCTTTAGTATAAATCCGCAAGTTAATAAATAACGGATCCTCCGTATTTTTCACAGGTGGGGAGAATGCCCCCGTCGCAATCGTATATAGCACTTGTCCTAGTGGGAGCGAATTGGTAGAGGTTAAAAGAATGGGGGTGGCTTTTGGTTTTTCACAATATCCTACACAAGGCAACCCGTCAATATGATATACTTCAAAATCGAGGTATCTATACCCCCGTTCAAGGGCGTATGAAATCGCCGTCAAAGACATTTTGGAGCCAATATAAGCCGTATTATAGGACGCCTTCACCACGAAATCCTTCAGTGTCATACCGGGATAATCTTCCGGCTTGACGGTTTGAGTATCCGACCCCGTGTCACTCATCGTCATAAATTTAATATCCGTTGGTTTATCCGTATCATCTTCCATACCTTCTTTGTAGCCACCCACGTTAAAAACTCCAATATTCGAAAGGGGGTGTGCTTCGAAATCATACAAGTGTTTTTGGTTATATAAATATTGAAATAGTAAATAACTAATAATAATAATAATAAAAACAATGGCGACCTTTTTCGTCCAGTCTAGGGTTGTTGTCATTGGCATCGTCGTCGTTTCCATACCTATATATAAGTAATATATAATAACAATTATTATATAATAATTGGATGGCAGGCGGTTTATTCAATTTAGTAAGCGTTGGAAATGCAAATGTCATATTAACCGGAAACCCTACCAAAACGTTTTTCAAAGTGGCCTATTCTAAATATACCAATTTTGGACTTCAAAAGTTTCGACTGGACTACGAGGGGAGTCGTGTGTTACGGCTAACGGAAGATTCAGTATTTCAATTTAAAATAAAAAGATATGCGGACTTGTTGATGGATACGTATATTGTGGTAACCATCCCGGATATTTGGAGCCCTATATATCACCCGTGTCAACAAACGAGTAACCAGTGGGCACCGTACCATTTCCGTTGGATTGACAACCTAGGTATGCAAATGATTCGTTCCGTAGAAATCAATTGCGGGTCGGTTCTTATTCAAAAATACAGTGGGGAGTATTTAATGTCGATGGTGGAACGTGATTTTACGAGTGAAAAAAAGGGGCTTTTTAACCAAATGACCGGGAATATAGGTGAACTGAATGACCCGGCGAATTCGTATGGACGTACAAATGTATACCCTTCCGCCTATTATACGGAGAATTCGGTGGGGGCGGAACCCTCAATACGTGGTAGGAAGTTATATATACCCATTAATACGTGGTTTACATTGAATAATCAATGTGCATTTCCATTAATATGTCTTCAATATAATGAACTCACCATCAACGTAACCCTCCGCCCTATCCAAGAACTCTTTCAAGTCCGTGATATATTTGACCGGGATTACAATGTTCCTTACATACAACCGGATTTTACCCAGGAACAGTTTCAAATGTATCGTTTTTTACAGACTCCCCCGTCCCCCGTAATTGACCAGGCCGCCTACCGAAATACGACGAAAACGTGGAATGCCGACGTACATTTGATTTCCACCTATTGTTTTCTTTCCAATGAAGAATCACGCAAATTCGCAATGGAAGACCAGGTATATTTGGTAAAGGATGTATATCAATATTTCTTTGAAAATGTTGCGGGGAATTCAAAAGTCCGTTTATTGAATTCGTCGTCGATGGTGTGTAGTTGGATGTTTTTTTTCCAAAGAAATGATGTAAATATGCGGAATGAATGGTCGAATTATACAAACTGGCCGTATGCGAATTTGCCTTCGAATGTGGTAGACCCGCCGAGATCCTTGCCGGATAATGTTAATATTACAATTCAAAATAGCGATGGTAGTGAAATAGACTTTACAGGGGGGCCCTCGAGAAACCCGAATAATAGTAATACAGGTTTTTACATCAGTGGCAATCTTTCGCCTTATAATCGTAGGGAAATACTCAATTCAATGGGGATTGTATTGGAAGGAGAATACCGTGAAAACCTCATTGAAAGAGGGGTATATGATTATATTGAAAAATATGTTCGTACCAATGGATTTGCCAAAGAAGGTATTTATTGTTATAATTTTTGTTTAAATACATCCCCTTTTGATTATCAGCCGTCGGGGGCCATAAATATGAGTAAATTCAAAAACATTGAACTGGAATTTACTACGTATGTGCCGGAAATTGATCCAGAAGGGGCAAATTTCAGTGTGATATGTGACACGGATGGGCAACCTATTTCAGTAAGTGCAAAACAGGCTTGGCAGTTGTTTCAATATAATTATAATTTGACGATCTTTGAAGAAAGGTATAATATTCTTTCGTTTATGAGTGGAAACTGTGGAATGATGTGGGCGAGGTAGTACTGTAGGGAACCTACGGTTCCCCTACGACCCCTCCCTTTTGTAAAGCGGTTTAAAAAATAGTATTGTAGGGAAGTAGGGAACCTACGACCCCTCCCTTTTGTAAAGCGGGTTGATGTGGGCGAGATAGTATTGTAATGATTATATAGTATATTTGTACTGGGATAAAAAACATACTATATACAGTGTTAAATATTTTATAAAAATATAATATTTAATTATTACCTCACATCACCACTTACATACATTTTCTAAAAATACCCTCCTTTTTTTTCTATCCTAACCGATTAGGGGGTATGGCTTTCTTGTTCTTTCATTACTTTTGGAACAAGAAAGAAGTAGAGTTTTTTTTCCGTTTTATTATAATACATATTGAAATGGTTTTCAATATTCATCCAAAAATACTCGCCGCTGGCACACGGGGAGGTTCGAAATTTGGCGATTTCTGTTTGAGGTAATTTGTGTGTTTTCCAACGGGCGGAAATGTTTGGGTCTGTAAAAAGGGAATTTATATACCATTCTCCAGTTATACTATATAAAGTACTTTCTTCAGGGTTCACGGTGGTGGTCACAATCATAGGATATAAACAGGGGTCTGGTAAATATATACATTTAACCTCTTGATATTCATTTACAGTAATTCCCGTTAGTTCACTTAATCCATATATTCCATTGCTTTTCCAGGTTTCCACCATTACTGGAAAAGGGGTATTGTTTACAAAAGTTATATATTGCATTTCAATTTTTCTACAAGCTTCCTATGGTCGCTTTCCGAAAAATAAAATTGTTTGTATAGACCGTAAAAAGATTGTAATATAATGGTATTACAATCTTTCATAAAGGTTCATCAATTTTCCTTACAAGCTCCTTTCATTACAGTTGCTTTACAAAAGGGAGGGGTCGTATGTTCCCCTACAATACTACATCGGTATGCTCTTTCGTGTCTTTCAACCCGCTTTACAAAAGGGAGGGGTCGTAGGGGAACCGTAGGTTCCCTACTTCCCTACAATATATACCCTTTTATTATATGTGCTGGAGTGCAGAAGTTTCTTTAAATACATTTCTATTTTCTTTCGATGTTTTTATTTTTGCCTATGCATTCGGGTTTGAACCAAAACTATTATTTTTGTATTTTTGGTTTATTGTAATGCAGCTAGTGGAATATTTTCTTTGGAAAAACTTGTATGATGATTACTGGAACCGTATATTTTCTATATTGGCCTTTTCGGTATTGGCAATTCACCCGTTTGCATTCACCCTAATTATATCCAATCCTATTTTGCGGGGGTGGTTTATGGGATTATATATAATCTATTTAGGGTTGCTTATTTATACCCACTTTAGTAAAATGGGGGAAATAGACTATTCCGTCAGTGTTGCAGAGAATGGACACCTTTCTTGGAACTGGGTAGACACCTATGAAGTTTTTTACTATCTTTATATATTCTTTTTCATTGTATTAATTATTGAAAAAGAATATATTGCATTCATTATTATATTTACGGCACATTTTTATAGTTTTGTCACGTATTACCAATATGATACATTTAGTTCTTTGTGGTGTTGGTCAGCAAATATAGTGGGGGTCTTTATTATTTTACGGGTATTGTATGAGTGGAGTAAAAAACACGACAAACGGCGGTAGTAGGACGGAGGGGGGACGGAGGTGGCTCGGTAGGGGGCGGGGTGGGTGCCTACATAGGAGGAAGGTTCGCCAATACTAACCGTATAATCCCCAGGGTCGCCACTTCATACGAAACAATCAACGGCAAGTTATTATCAATATTCAATTCAATC